TTGTTTGGCAACCTTGTTGAATTTATATCAGCCGACCAACCACAAAAGTTGCGTGGTCGTAAGCGTCATATTCTATACATTAACGAGGCCAACGAACTGAGCCTTGAAGACTGGCGTCAACTCATTTTAAGAACAACGGATAAAACCCTGCTCGACTTTAACCCGTCCGACCAATTCCATTGGATATACGACCACGTTTTAGAGCGCGACGACGTGGACTTCTTTAAGACTACATACAAAGACAACCCCTTCCTTGCGCAGTCCGTTATTGACGAGATAGAGAGGTTTAGAGAGACGGACGCGAACTACTGGCGTATATATGGCCTTGGCGAGCGCGGAGTTAATACGGCCGCAGTATTTCCACAATGGCAAGTAGCGGAAGCAATACCGGAACGCGCAAAGCTTGTTGCGTATGGAATGGACTGGGGGTTCACGAACGATCCTACCGCGCTTGTGTCTGTTTGGTTAGAGGACTATTCGTTGTATATTAAAGAACACCTATACAAAACCGGAATGACTAACCACGACATAAGCAAAGAACTTACCGCCTTAAACTTAGACCGCACACCGATAATTTGTGATAGTGCCGAGCCAAAGTCAATCGAAGAACTACACCGCTTTGGTCATAACGTTAAGCCGTCTAAGAAAGGGCCAGATAGTATTCGTCTTGGCATTGACATAATGAAACGCCACAAAATATATATACTTGCAGACTCACTTAACGCGCAAAAAGAATTTAGAAACTACCAATGGGAGGTTGACCGAAACGGAACGCAACTATCAAAACCTAAAGACCAAAATAACCACATCGTTGACGCCGTGAGGTACGTTTGCATTAACCGCATAGGCGCACCATATTCAGACAAATACTACATATCATAATGGAAATAATAGTACCCGACTCAATGGCCGATATAACGGTCAAACAATACAAAGCAATAGCAGACCTAAAAGTTACGGAAGGAAGCACCGAATGGTTAGCGGAAGCTGTTGGTATCTTTTGCAATCTTACGCCTGATTTAGTTGCCAAGCTTACGGTTGAAGAATTAGAAAGAATAAGCGAAATAGTTCAGCGAATTAACGACCCTGAAGAGAACAACCAAGAGCTACAAAGTATAATAGACTACAAGGGTAAACGTTATGGCTTCCATCCCAACCTATCAAAGCTAACCGTCGGCGAGTTTGCAGACTTAGAAACCTACTGCGCTGGCGGTTTTTTTGACAACATAAATGAAATAATGGGCATACTTTACCGACCTATTAAAACGGAAGGGGGAAACTTCTACACTATAGAAGAATACACCGGCGATGTATACCCGAACCATTGGGACGACTTACCTATGGCTATTGTGTTAGGTGCTACAAATTTTTTTTTGTCTATCGGCGTAACCTTAACGACCGATTTAGCCAACTCTTTAGTGGCGGAAGCAAAGGCAACATAATGACCGAAAAGTGGGGTTGGTATGTTATTATATACAATTTAGCAGGCGGCGATCCACTAAAAATTAAAGAGGCTACAGAAATTGAAATAGAATCGGCCTTTACATATTTAGCTTATGAACAAGACTTAAATCGTCAAGGCAAGTCACCTGACGCAGATCAATATAGATGAAATCGTACAAACAAATAACAGACCTACTCCAAACAATAACTAACAACCACTTAATGCTGCAACATTTTGCGGCCGGCCCGTTAGACCAAGTAGATATAGACAAGCTTGGGCAAACGCAATACCCATTTTTGTATTGTGAGATTTTAGGAGCAAACATTGACAACGGCGTAATGAGTTACGACCTTGAATTGTTAGTGGCGGACATGATTCAAACAGACCTAACAGACCGTAACCAAGTCTACTCGGACACGCTTCAAATGTTGCATGACGTTTTAAATCAATTCATCCAAGCGTTAGCAAATACCAACACAACGGTAGAAGACGACTACAAAGCCGAACTGCCTATAACTTGCACACCATTCACGGCAAGGTTTGATAACGAACTAACAGGTTGGTCGGGGTCTTTGACAATTGAGGTATCGAATAAGAATAACCTTTGCATTGCACCCTTTAGTTAATGGCTAAGTTACAATTTACAATAGGCGGTGTAAGCTATCCTGCAATAGCTACAAAAAAAGCGTTAGAGTTCATTGGCAAGCGTTGGCGTAAAAACGCACGCATTAGCTTAAAGATGCAAGGCCGCGTAAATACGGGTGCGCTTTACAATTCAATGAGGGTGTTTGTAGGTGCTAATCAACACGCGATGTATGTAAACATCACACCTGACGTTGACTATTGGGAATATGTAGATAAAGGTGTTCAAGGAGCTTCAAAGAATATCTTTCCTAAACAATCAGACTCGCCGTTTAAGTTTGGAAGTGGACGAGGTAAGCCAGGCCTAAGAGGTGCTATTGACCGATGGACTACACAAAAGAACATTCAAGGAACACGCGATGCACAAGGTAGGTTCGTACCACGCAAGTCGATAGTCTTTGCTATTACAAGGGCTATTTGGCATCGTGGCTTAAAGCCATCGTTATTTATTAGTGGCACTTGGAAGCGTTTAAGAATTAAAGCACTGAATATGTTAGCCGTTGCACTTGGCGAAGATATGGCTAACGCGTTAAGGCAATCACTAAACAAAGACAAAAACTTAGAGACAACATAAAATGGGAATGACAGTACAACAAAGGCCGGACACCGCAAACGTTCACGGCGTATTTGAACAGTTGATGTATGTAATTACAAGCACCGAGCAAGCCAGCGCGTCGAACTATAAGTTTAGATACATAGCTGACTTGTATGTAGGTGGTGTTATGGTTAGTCGAGTTAAGATATTTCCAAACCAAGCGGGCGCAGGGGTCTTTAGAGTAGATAAGCTTTTAGTGCCACACTTTAGCACAACAAACGCCTATCAAGGAACAAGCGCAGGAACAGTGGTGCAAGCAGCTTCTATATTTAATACAGGGGCAGTTGGTGGCGCAACCACAAAAATATTTAGCTCAAGCAATGGCGAAAGCGTTCGACAAATTGAGGTCAAATTTGGACAAGAGTACGCTTCATCAGCGACGGCAAACCCAACGGTATATCTTAACCAAGTAACGGGCGAATACATTAACCTATTTATGAGCGCAGGACTAAGGCGTTCTAATACTTGGGACGATGGAATATTGAGCTACACCAGTAACAATAGTTGGGCGAATGCTTTTCTAATGAAACAATTTAGAAGTTTCTTTTTGTCAGATCGAACAGAGGAAAATACTCAAGGCTACACTTCTAATCTGGTCAGTTCCATTACTCCAATTTTAATTGATGTTGAATATAAGCAACCTTACGTTCTTGGATTCTTAAACGATAATACCGCGCCCTATGATAGCGACCTAAAAAGTATTTACGTTGCTTTGTACAACTCTTCAAACGTTTTGCTTGATTCTCGGAACTTTATCCCTGGTACGGATGGCGGTGTAGAAAATACTGCAGTGAGCGCAGACAAAGACAAGCTACAATTCTTTGGGTGCGGGCCGTTTAACTTTATGACACAAACTATAGACACTACGTTTAAAGATTTCTTTGTTAACGAACAAGTTTCATACTACGAAGTTTGCGCCGTTGACGGAACAGCGACGACACCAAGCGCAACGACTGACCTCGTAAGCACCATATATCGTTTTAACATTAACACTTGCGAAAGCATATACCAAGACTCCGACCAAAATCCTATCTATATAGCTTGGCAAAATTCGCTTGGTTGTTGGGACTTTCAATATTTTTCACTAAGGCACACATATAGTGACAAAATAACACGAAAGACGTTTGATCAAGTTGCGGGCAATTGGAACACCGCAGACGCGGCACAAGACTTTGAGTATAGAGGCACACAAGGCGGAACACGAATAGCGCGTGTTGACGCTACGCAAGAACTAACGGCAACAACAAATCTGCTGCAAGATTCAGATGTAGCCGTTCTTGAAACTCTGATGCTATCGCCACAAGTGTTCTTGTTTTCAACAAACAGAGGAGAAGGAATTACACCGATAACTGTAACAGACGCAACATACGTGAAGAAGCGTCGCGTTAATGAGCGCGCACCATTTCTGTATCAGATTAAATTTAAATTCGCAAAACCAAGGCCAACAACAAAAGGAGGCACATTTAGAGGATTGTCATAATGATTGAACTTGTAGCATACGAACAAAAACCTGCCGCGACTAACGACACCCACGGCAAACAGCACGTTTTAGACTTATCAAATCCCGGCGCAATTTCTTTGACGTACGAAGTTGGAAGAGGTGATCAAGTATTAGGAAGGTTTAGCCCATTTTCTCAAACTTTTAGACTTCCTTTTTCAAATATTAATTCAGCTTTTTTTGTCAACTATTTTGAGGTTAATGTATTACCAACAGCGGTAAATAGCGCACAAGTTCCACGATTTAACATACACAAAAAGTGTTATGCTGAAATTCGGGTTGATGGAGTGCCAATTATTCGCGGATCACTACAGCTAAAAAACGTACACAATAAGACGGAAGAGTTTGAGGTTGCGGTGTTTGGAATGGAAGCCAATATTTTCCAAGACATCAAAGACAAAAAGCTTGTTGATTTATTTATAAATGGAAACGTCCAAGACGTAGACTACGACGTTGCGCTAAGTGCAAATAATATTTCGAACTCATGGACGCTCTCTAATGACGTAACCGAAGGTTCGGTAGGCAACGGAGTTATTATATTTCCGTTAGCGGATTATGGGTTAGCAGGTGAATATAACTTCTTGCACTACGAAAACAACAATATTGGCACAGGCGGATTAGCAGAAGACGACTTCTTACAGCCGTATATGTTTAAACCTGCAATACAAGTCGCTCACCTCTTTGAGAAGATAATAAACGAAGCGGGCTACTCTTTAGCTACTAACTCATTCCTAACCTCGGACGCATGGACTAAGCTTTACATGACCTTAGCAAACGATCGCGAATCCGTTGCTACTCGTGGGGCTCTTGGGTTGTGTGTGGCAAGCGACCAAGCTATAATAGCCCAATTTACTGGTACTTCGCCAGCGGGTCAGACAGAGGCGCAATACCCTCTTGAGCTAAACGACGACACAGGAGCAGGTTTAAGCAATAACCCGCCGGCACTATTTGACGTAGCTGACAATTGGAGTACATCTTTATTTGAGTTTACTGCTCCTGCAACTGGCACATATTATGGCGAATTACATATAAATTATTCTGCTTTTTACTATGGTAACTATGGAGGACAAATTGGTTACAGCTTTACTGGGCCTAATGGTGGAGCTGTTATCGCGGCGGGTAATAATGGTTATGTCACGGCTTCTTCTGCAAACCCAAACACTGACGCTCCCGTTTTAAGCTTTGAGATATTTCTTGAAGCAGGACAAAAAGCACAAGCATCGGTTTATGGCAGAATATTTGGCAGTTCCGGTGGACAATACATTAGAGTAAATGGGGCAGGCACTTACTTAACGATTTACGCAAGTCAGTTAACTAACGGGATTGCATCTATGCCACAAAATATGCCAGATATGCAACAGGTAGATTTTGTTAGAGATTTATGCGAAAGGTTCAACCTTTGTATGGTTACAGACCCTGATGACCCTCAAGTGTTAAATATTCAGCCTTGGCAAGACTATTTAGATGATGGCACTACTAAAGATTGGACTGATAGGCTTGATACTTCAAAACAATTCACTATAACCTCAACCGACTCAATACGAAAAAAGTTTATTCACTTTGAAGACGCAGAGGACGAGACTTGGCAAAACGCAAATTTTATTGCTGGTAACGATTATGTATTAGGACGATATAAAGATGAAATAGGACAAGACTTTACTAATGGAACGTTGGAGAATAGTCCAGAGTTTGCGCCATATTTCGTCAGTCCTATACCTCGCATTAACCAAACCGATATGAGTGACTATCCAAACGTGATAATACACAAAGGTTATGGAGTAGACACCAACGGCCCTATATCAAACGCTAAACCTAAGTTGTTTTATTATAATGGTCTCAAAGCTATAGATGGAGACCATTACTTTAAGATTGGAACAACTTCTTTTACGTCTTATCCGCTTTGTTTACCTTTTTACAATAACGGCGACAATATTGCAAGTGACTCTCCTTTGTTATTATGGCAGTGGGAATCTATACCTTCAATGTCAAACCCTGCGTTTGGATCTACGCCAAGTTCAGAAGGTTACTTTGCAAGATATTGGCAACAATTTCTAACAAGCATTTATAGCCAAGAAGCAAGACTTGTAGATTGCTTTATGATGCTTTCGCCTGACGACATATTCAATTTTAGTTTTAACGACGAAATACGAATTGAAAATACGGTTTATCGCGTGCTTAAAATAAGCAACTACCAACCATTTGCAGACGTACCTTCAAAAGTTCAATTGCTTAAAAAGTTAGATGCGTTTAAGGCTCAAAACATAGCAGAACCTGACGAAGAGTGTCTGCTACAAATTGTTGGATTTCAGCAAAACGGAAATGTTCTCTTTCAAGATCCTATTACTGGCACTCAATCAAGCGGTACGGAGAAGTGTTGTAACGAAGCGCACTACTATTGGGACGGAACAAACTGCCTTTGGAACACAGGGCCGGGTGGTGGTGGTAATGGCATCAACGACGGCAACAATCCAAACACCGCCGCGTTTAACGGAAAAAGCCTTGTAACTAATCTTGGCGGCGTACACGCGTTTAAAAATAAGCAAGCTAAAAACTTTAATCCGATAGCAGGTGAGGTTTCAATAAGAGGGACTAATATTGTAAACAATGCAAACTCAACGCAGAAGAATTTTGTATACTATTGTACGACATACGAAGCTACGCCAGCTTTTGCTTCTCCAAGCGTAAAAAATGATAGAACGGGGGCCTTATTGCTTCCCCCTCAATCTATGGCGCGTTTTGTAATACGCGCGCTATCAATACAAAACGATAACTACTCAGCAACGTCAGGCACGGGTTCTTTTGGATCGACGTCTTTTAACGTTTATACGTTTATAGCTAAAAATATAAATGGTACAATAACAACAAGCGGAGCAGAGCAGACAGACTTTGCCCAAGCAGACGCCGATGCAGGTTCGCGAAGCGTAACTGTTGCTGCGTTAAAAGGAACAGGCATAACTGCAGATCAGCCGTTAGGGGTTGTTATTCAATGCACTGGTTCAGCTAATCGCGTTGTTACTTGGCATTTGGATTGCTCGGTTACATTTATAGACATTTATTCCCCAACAATAAACCAGTCATCAACTTTACTATTATTAGAAAATCTTGGTTTCATATTGGCAGAAAATATGAGCGAATTACAACAAGAATGATACAATACCTAAACAACGTCGGAAAGACCATACCACAGACCCTTCGCTTTGCTCAAAGGGCCGAAGTAATAAAAGATACACATGGTCTTGTTTTATATGGTTATTATGAAGACACGGGATTCCGAGGTTTCTTCAAAAAAATAAGACAAGGACTAAAAGCATTAAAAAATGGCTGAAAGAATCGAAGTTGGCGTAGTTGTAAAAGGCGCGGATAAAGCAAGTCAAGAGATAGATGGTGTCGATAAGGCAACAAAAGAATTAGGCACAGGCGTTGGCGCAGTATCTTCGGCATTAGATAAAATGACGGGCGGCGCGGTTACTGCTTTTAGGAAAGCCGCAAACGGCACTAAAGCTTTTATCAAAGGGCTAAAACTTACAAAGGTTGCATTGATAAGCACGGGTATTGGTGCTATTGTTGTGGCTGTAGGTGCTTTAGTTGGGTTCTTCTTGAAGACAAACAAAGGTGCTAAAATGCTAAAGGTGGGATTGGCGGCACTTGGCGCAGTAGTCGAAAGAGTTACGGGTTACTTTCAAGCGGCTGGTTCTTTTATTGTTGGTCTATTCAGTGGTGGAGTAACGAAAGCGGTGTCGAATTACAACGAGGAGATAAACAAACTTAGCGGCTCGCTTAGTGATGCCGTTAAACAAGTAATGGAACTTGAGCGACGCACCCAAGACTTAAAGACTTCGCAACGAGATTTAACCGTACAATTTGCCGAAGGCAGAGCGCAAATTAAAGAGTACAATATGATTGCCGAAGACACGACGCGAGGGTTAGAAGAAAGACTTGAAGCGGCTGAAAAGGCAATAGCTATTGAAAAAGAATTGATGGCTGAACGTCAACGTATAGCCCAAGAAGAATTTGACATAGCAACACAACGTGCACAATTTGGCGATTCAACTGAAGAAGATCTTGACAATCTTGCGCAATTAGAAGTTAATCTAATAAACATCAGAACGGAATCTGCTGAAATGCAGACCACTCTTAACAATAAGGTTAATAGTATTCGTGCCGAAGCTATGCGTAAAGCACAAGCCGAAGCCGACGCAATAAAAGCCGCCGAGAAGGAAAAGCAAGAAGCGATCTTAGAAACGCAACGCTTAATGAGGGAAGAAGAAGAAAAAAGAGGCGAAGAATTGCGTACTTATTTAATGACGCAAGAAGAAATTGAGTTAGAAGCATTCCAAGAAAAAGCTCAAAGACTCTTAATAGCTGAACTGGAAGCAATCGCTAACGGCGAAGAAATCAAAGGCAATTTAAGAGAACAACTGGACGCTGAAAAGTTAGCAATAGAACAAAAATTTGAAGATCAGCGTCAAGCGATTATCGATCAAGCCGACGCAGAAGCGCAAGCAAAGAAAGACAAACAAGACGCAATTGACCAAGCGCGAACAGATAAAAAAATAGCAAGAGAAAAAGCGGCTGCTCAAGCTATAAAGACAGCAAACTTGCAATTAGTCGACGTCGGCTTCCAAGCTTTGCAAGCTATGGCTAAAACGGAAGAAGGACAAAGGAAGTTAGCGTTAGCACAAATATTAGTTAACCAAGGCATTGCGCTTTCTAACGCAGTAGCGGGCGCACAAGCATCCGCGCTCGCAACCGGCCCGGGGGCTGTCTTCACAGCACCAGGGTTCACGGCGACACTCGTTGGGATTGTGTTGTCTTCTTTTGCACAAATAAAAGGACTTATGAACCAAGCGGGTGCAGCTACCGAAGGTCTCGACACAACTGCACCAAATCTTAGCGGTGGTGGCGGTGGTACGGGTGGCGGTGGCGGTGGCCCTCAACTTGCATTAACGCCTGACCTTGCGCAGTCGTTTAATGAAGCGATGGGGTCGCAAGCCGTTCAAGCGTATGTAGTTCAGCAAGACTTAGCAGACGCCAACGCCTTACAACAGTCTTTAGCTGATCAAGCGTCTCTTGGTGGCGGATAAATAAACAACATTATAAAACGTATTTTTTAAGATATGAGAAAGAAAGTAGAACTACTTATTGACGAAGAAGAACCGATCAGCGGAATTGAGGCTGTAAGCCTTGTAAGATTTCCTGCAATAGAGACGGACTTTGTTTACCTATCGAGTCAAGAAGATAAGAAAATGGCGTTTGCTATGGACGACGAAAAGCAGATGCTTATTGGCCCGGCTTTAATTCCTAACAAGCTAATCATGCGACTTGACGAAAACGACGAAGAATACGACGTCTTTTTTTCTAAAGACACAGTACGTCAAGCGATGGAATTGTTTATGCGTGAAGCAAGAACAAACGAAAGCACTCTTGAACACGCGTCAAAGATTGACGGAGTTACAGTTGTTGAGTCTTGGTTAGTTGAAGATTCTAAGAAAGATAAGAGCGCGTTGTACGGTTTTGACTTGCCTGTTGGCACGTGGATGATTTCATCTAAAGTAAACAACAAGGAAATTTGGGAAAAGGTAAAGAAACGCGAAGTGCGCGGATATAGTATTGAGGGTTACTTTACGGACAGACTTGTTGAGATGAAGCGCGGAAAGCTTTGCAAGAATTGCCCACAAGACGACCAGATTATAGCAGAACTAAAGTCCATACTATTGCAAGAAGTTAAACCTTCGGGAGTGCTAAACGGTCAACCGTTATTTGCACGCTCACAAGACGCGTCATTATGGGGCGAAACTTTCTACAACAGAACAGGCTATACTGTGGTAAAACTAAACGGCGAAACGTTGTACGCGGCTAAGGAAGCTTTTGAAAGCTACCCATGGGACGAATGTGTCCGCGACCAAACAAACCGCTACGGATCTAAAGAAGTGGCAGAAAAGGTTTGCGGCATGATAAGAAGCAAATATGGCTAATAAATAAACAGCCGAAAGTTTGATATATATAACCTTGTAATAATCTAATATGTAACGATGAACACAATCGAAAAAATCCGAGAGGTATTAGGACTTCCAAAGCAGAAGTTTTATGCCGAAGCACGCCTTGAAGATGGGCGTGTAGTCGTTACCGAAGCCGAGTCAATGGACGTAGGTGTAGAAGTTAGAATCCTTGACGACAGCGGCGAGGCATCACTTCTTGACGCCGGAACGTACACGCTCGAAGACGGTACGAAAATTGTTGTTAGCGAAGATTCGCGCCTTGCACAGCTTGGCGACGATGAAGACGTTGACGTAGAAGTTGAACTTGAAGACGCCGAAGAAGTCGAGGAAGAACTCGAAGACGAGGAAGAAGAAGTAAAGGTGGACATGAACTACGACAAAGTTCGTGACGCTTTAGACCAGGGCTTTCCAGATTTAGGTCAAGACACTATCGACGCTATCGCAACACTTGTTGCAACAATCTATTCTAACGACGAAGAAGTAGAAGTAGAAGTAGAGGCAGACCATACTCCCGACCATGACGAGTATGCAAAAGTTCTTGAAGAGGCTTTTTCTAAAATCGACGCAAGATTAAAAGCATTAGAAGACGCACCTGCGTCAGAGGGCGTTAAGCACTCACCTAACAAATTTTCGGCTACGCACAAGTCGAAGGAACTAAATAATTTAACAAGTGTAGAACGTGCGCTACATATAATAAACTCTAACAAATAATAAAATGAGTAATTTGAAAAAATACGATTTCGATATTACCGTTACCGGCGGAACTTATGCCGGCGAGTTAGCATTACCGTATGTAACGGCGGCTCTTCTTGGTGCGGAAACTATCGCAAAAGGTCGTTGTCGTCTAATCGAGGGCGTACAATACAAGGCTGTAATTAACAACTTAAGTGCGGCGGCTGACTTTATTCAAGCGTCTAACTGTTCTTTTAATAGCGGAAACGATTTAACTTTAACTGAACAGGTAGTAACACTTACAGACCTTAAAGTAAACGAAGAGGTTTGTCGTGGAACTTTATTCCCAACATGGGTGGCGGCACAAGGTTCAATGAGCCGTGGCGGTGATATTCCCGTGGAATTTGCAGACTTTATGATGGCGACAATTGCAGAAAGAACAGGAACAAACCTTGAATCTATTATGTGGTCAGGTGCGTCACCTTTCGGTGTTGGTCTTCTTTCAGATGACGGAACTATTGACGAAGGTGGTATCGACGCATCAGCTATGAAGGACTTCATTGAACACGACACAGCGGCGGCGGCTTGGACATCGGCAAATATTCTTTCACACATGAGTGGCGTTTTTGACGCGGCATCTGCTGTTCCGGGAATACTTCAAAAGCCAGGTTGTGGATTCTACCTTTCTTACGAAGCTTACGCGTTCTTCTTACAAGCTATTGCGGCACAAAGCACAAACCAAGGATACAATCAAGACCTTGGCGGAGCGACGTACCTTGGATACCCTGTATATGCAACATCAGGAATTCCTAATACTGTTGACGTAATGGTGTTCACTTACCCTGACAACATTGTTGTTGGAACTAACAACTACACTCCAAACACTTCTGCACAATTAATTCCGACATACGCTTACGACGGATCTGACAACGTTCGCGTTGCGTTAGAGTTCAGCGTTGGAGTTAACGTAGCAGTACCGGGCGACGGTGTTGTTGGATTCAACTTTACTTAATCCTTAAAACCACAATAACATGGCTTGTAATATAACAGCAGCGAGAGGCATTGATTGTCGCGACGCAATCGGCGGATTAAAAGCCATCTATTTTTGTAGTTCTTATTGTTCAGATATACTAAAAGAAGCAACGGTAACGGCTTCGTCTTACACTATCACAACGGCGGGATTCGCTAATTGGGATATTGTTGACAGCGGTTCAGTTACTGTCTTTAAGTACGACTTGGTTACTGACTTGTCTAACTTTACAACCGCTATCGAAGCGGACAAAGCGACAGGCTCGGTTATGTACAACCAAACTTTGAACGTAGTTCTTCATAAAGTGGTGGCGGCTGATTTATTTCAGCTTGGATTAATCGCCAAGAATCGTGCGCAAATCTTCGTACAAGACAGCAACGACAACGTATTCCTTATGGGAATCGAGGACGGTTGTTACTTGACAGGAGGTGACACGATTGCAACGGGTACAAATCGTTCAGACATGAACGGCTTAACTTTGAACTTCACAGCGAAGGAGCAAAACCCGTTATACATACTTCCTGCTACGGCGGGAGTAGCTACGGCTAAATATCCGTTCGACGGAATAACAGACGAAGCAGACTTAACAATCACGGCGGTATAAAAACCGTTGAATAGATAGATGAAAAGGGAGGGTGGCAATACGCCGTCCTCCTTTTTTAATTAAACAAATACCGCGTCTTTATATATTGAATTGAAATGCAACAAATACGCAACGCTAACAACTCGACTGGTGCTGACGTAACAAATTACTTGTATGTTACGGCAAATCAAACGCAAAGTATTGCACAAGCGTCTGTTAAATATTTAATTGAGTTAACGTCGCAAGCTACGCAAAATTCTTTGTATTTTCTACCCCTAAGTGTTGGTGGAGTGAATACAGATAATATACCAAGATATATAAGGCTCGGATTTGCAGTAATGGACAAAGACACAACGGCTAACCCAACAGCCGGAATAATAAAATTTTACGACGATACCGGCAAACTTGACACCTATCCAATGGGCTTTTATCATTACAAGATATACGAACAAACCAGCAGCTCAAACCTCGATCCGGCTAACGCAACGCAAATAGAAGAAGGCATTGCGTATGTAAGAGATTACGATGGCAATATGGAAGAAGTAACACCCGATTTCAACGAATATAACCCTACGGTTAATCAATACGTTTACCCATGATGAACAAACACGAACTTAGTGTTATAAGCTACACCGATTCGGAGATTCCGGTGTTTGAAGAAAAGCAAGGACAGAAATACGTTAACTACGGACACGACGACCTTTACGGCGAATACTTACGCGACTTATTTTTAGCAAGTTCAACAAACGGCGCAATCATTAACGGCGTTGCTGATATGATTTACGGAGGAGGTTTAGACGCAACAGACCGCGACGACAACGACGGGAAGCGTGAGCAATGGTTGAGGCTTCAAGACTTACTACGCAAAAGCGACTCACACCTTGTCCAAATGGTGTGTTTCGATATTAAGCTTTATGGCATGGCTTACTTGAATGTTATTTGGAACAAATCGCGTACTCGTATCGCTTGCATTAAGCATCTGCCGGTTCACACTATGCGAAGCGGAGTAGCTGACGACGACGGAAAGGTTTTTGAATACTATTACAAACCGGATTGGCGCAACAAAAGACACAAGGAAAAGACTATACCTGCTTTTGATTTAGAGAATAGAACAGCGGCGTCTACGTGCTTTCAAATTAAAAGGTACACGCCTTCCTATCATTACTACGCGTTGCCTGACTACGCGGGGGCAACAAACTATATTGAATTAGATCGCGAAGTTTCAGAGTTCCATTTGAACAATATCAGACGAGGCTTTTTCTCTTCTATGCTTTTATCATTCAAAAACGGCGTACCGACACAAGAAGAACGTCGTGTGATAGAGCAGAAGGTCATCCAAAAGTTCACAGGAGCAGACAACGCAGGGCGTATTCTTATAACCTTTAACGATGGCGACGAAACAGCACCCGAGTTTACACCTATAAACACAAACGGCGCGGACGGAATGTACGAGTACCTGTCTAAGCTTGTCAGTGAAAAGATTTTAACTGGACACAGGGTAACGAGTCCGCTTCTATTTGGTGTGCGTTCCGAAGGTGGAGGCTTTGGAAATAACGCCGACGAGTTGCGTGACTCTTATTCTTTATTTAACAACACGGTGGTAGGCCCACTTCAAGACATCGTTTTAGAAGCAATGGCGTCATTGTTTGCTGTTAACGACATTGAGTTAGACTTGTTCTTTATTACAGCAAAGCCGGCTGACTTCTTGGATCTGGACGTTATCAATACACTTGACGAAGGCGAGCAACAAAAGGAAGGCGTAACAAAGGAAGAAGTCGATGTAAAAGTTGACGAGTTTAGCAGTAAAAAAAAAGACATATTTGCGGAGAGCATTAGCGACTATCCGCAAGGCGTAAAGAGCAACGCGCAAAAGGTGTTGGACTTTGTAGAAAAGAACGGATGGGGTTCTTGCGGTACGGCCGTAGGTAAACAACGTGCGAACCAATTAGCTAAAGGCGAACCAATAAGTATCGAAACGGTTCAACGTATGGCGAACTACCTAACGCG